CAGAATGAAGAAATCAGCCCGCAAGAACTGGTGGGCCAGATTTATGATATCGATACCGGTTATGTCCGGGACATGAAGGGTATTCAGAATGTCGACGCCCTGGGTATGAAAAAAATGCTGGAAGGCACCGAAGGTTATGAACGGGCAAGACTGGAAACGGCCGTTGAACGGGAAGCAGCAAAAGAAGAGAAGAGAAAAAAAGATGAAGCTGCAGGTTATGATATGGATGCTGGTTTCTGGAAAACTTTGAGGGATATTTTTCATCCAAAAGCTTTGGCGTTATACGGCGCTGAATTTCAGGAAAAATTTTTCGAGTCCCCTGAACTGCTTTGGAGATTTATCATGAGTCTGCCCAAAGGAGCCATCGATGAAAGAATTTTAGCAGATAAACTTAAAACGGGAGAATTAAAAATTCCATTTCTAGGAAGTTTGGACGATATTACCGAAGCAAGAAGAAAAAAGGTTCAGGAAGCAGGATTGTCACCGGTCGTTGAGAAATACGCATTTGGCGCAGAGCTTGCTGGAGATATCGCGATGCCTTTCGCGTGGGCCATGAAGCCTGCAACAGTGCCCTATAATGCCATGAAAAAACTTTATAAAGGATTTAATGAAAAAGTTAATCCAATCATTCAGCAGAAAATTGAAGAACAGCTCACGGCTCAGGGAATTTCAAGAAGACAGTTCAATACTGTAGTTTTAACCGGAGGTCTGCTCGGAGGCTTTAAATTACTGGGCTTGGATAAAATATTTAAACTTTTACCAGAGAAAAAAGCGTCGGGAGTCTTTGTTAAGTCATTATCAAACTCAACATCAAGTATGCCGAGTTATTGGCCTGCGTTCATTGCTAAATTGGAAAAAGATGGAAGATTTATTTATGAAGGTGATGGCATGTTTACGTTTAAAAAAGGTAATGATCTTCCAGGCATTGACGTGATTAAAGAGGGGGATAATTATACCGTAATCGGTAAAAATGAATACGGCAATGAATGGATTGCATCGTACGAGCATCCGCACTGGATTGAAGTGGAGGCCGGACAAAAACCAGTTTATTTCAAAGGAGACTTTGAAGTAACGGATGATGTCATGTATAGAGTAGGTCCTGAAGACGCCGATACGATAACTACAACAGTTAAAGACGTTGATGATATTTTAGGTGGTAATATTAGAACAATAGAAGAATACACGACAGGCACTAGCAAAAAAGGAATGACTAAAGGTGAGCAAACTCTTTCAGAGGCAGAATTGAAAATGCAATCGGAAGTGGATCAGGCTAGAGAATTTGATTTAGGAGATGTAGAGTTTGCTACAGGGGGAAAAGTTGGAGCTCGTCCTCCTACATCAGGTCCAGCTTCTGGCGGGTTGCCTTCCCTTTTAAATAATGGTAGACCTTTTTAGGAGTATAAATGGCAGATATCGATAAAGGACTCCCTAATGTAAGAACTGATGTTACGGTTCCAGGACCGGATGAAGACGTCATTCTTAAAGAACAGGAAAGTCTCACACGACAACCAATTGAAGTCACGCCCATGGAAGATGGAGGCGTTGAACTTAATTTTGAACCTGGAAGACTTAACATTCCGGGCACTGAAAAACATTTTGACAATTTAGCAGAATTACTGCCCGATGATATTTTAGATCCTATTGGTAGTGAAATGCAATCCAATTACATGGACTATAAAATGTCCAGAAAAGATTGGGAAGAAAGTTATGTTAAAGGCTTAGATCTTTTAGGTTTTAAATACGAAAATAGAAGTGAACCTTTTCAAGGAGCCAGTGGTGCAACGCATCCGGTTCTTGCAGAAGCAGTTACACAATTTCAAGCAGGTGCTTATAAAGAATTATTACCTGCCGACGGTCCAGTACGAACACAGATTTTAGGGGTTTCTACCCAAGAAAAAGAACAACAATCACAAAGAGTTAAAGATTTCATGAATTATTACATCATGGATCAAATGCAGGAATATGAATTTGAATTTGATCAAATGCTTTTTCATTTACCATTATCGGGTTCTACATTTAAAAAAATTTATTATGACGAATTACTGGGACGAGCGGTTTCAAAGTTTGTTCCGGCGGATGACTTAGTGGTTCCGTATTCTGCTACCTCATTAGAGGATGCGGAAGCCATTTGTCATGTTGTTAAAGTTTCTGAAAATGATTTACGAAAACAACAAGTTTCTGGTTTTTATAAAGATGTTGAATTAAATAAATCTCTTTCCGTAAGTGATAAAGTCACAGAAAAAGAAAGAGAATTAGAAGGAACTACAAAAAGTAAAGAGGAAGATGTTTACACCTTATTGGAGTGTCATGCTAATTTAGATATAGAAGGTTTTGAAGATGTGGGTGCGGATGGAAGTCCCACTGGAGTAAAATTACCTTACATCGTAACAATTGAAGAAGGTAGCCGAAAAGTTCTTTCTATAAAAAGGAACTTTGAGCCCAATGATCCAAAAAGAAGAAAAATCCAATATTTTGTCCATTTCAAATTTCTGCCAGGACTAGGATTTTATGGTTTTGGACTCATTCACATGATTGGCGGTTTGAGTAGAACTGCAACTTCTGCGCTCCGCCAATTATTGGATGCAGGGACATTATCAAATCTTCCGGCTGGATTTAAACAAAGAGGAATAAGAGTAAAAGATGAAGCATCTCCTATTCAACCCGGCGAATTTAAAGATGTAGATACACCAGGTGGAAGTTTAAAAGATGCTTTTTATCCTTTGCCTTATAAAGAACCTTCTGCAACATTGTTACAATTAATGGGTATTGTAGTTCAAGCAGGTCAACGATTTGCGTCTATTGCTGATATACAAGTTGGTGATGGAAATCAACAAGCTGCTGTTGGAACAACAGTTGCATTACTTGAACGTGGCTCAAGAGTTATGTCTGCGATTCATAAAAGATTGTATGCAGGCTTAAAACAAGAATTTAAATTATTAGCTAAAGTATTTAAAACATATTTACCACCTATTTATCCGTACGATGTTGTGGGCGGGAATAGAGAAGTTAAAATTCAGGATTTTGATGCCCGAGTTGATATTCTTCCAATTGCTGATCCAAATATATTTTCTATGTCGCAAAGAATTACAATTGCACAAACTGAATTACAATTAGCAACATCAAATCCACAATTACACAATATGTATGTTATTTATCGAAAAATGTATGAAGCATTGGGGATTAAGGATATTGATAAAATATTACCACCTCCTGCTCCAACCGCGCCTAAAGATCCAGCGTTGGAACATATTGATGCTTTAGCACAAAAGCCTTTTCAAGCGTTTAGAGGGCAGGATCATAGAGCACATCTTACAGCTCATTTAAATTTTATGTCAACGAATCTGGTTAGAAACAGTCCACCAGTGATAATATCATTAGAAAAGAATATATTAGAGCATATTTCTATAATGGCTCAGGAACAAATTGAATTAGAGTTTAAGGATCAAATGAAACAAGTACAACAAATGCAACAACAAATGCAACAGAACCCACAAATGCAACAACAAATTCAACAACAGCTTCAACAGATTTCAGAAACAATGGAAGCGAGAAAAGCAGTGCTTATTGCAGAGTTAACAGAAGATTTCATGAAGGAAGAACGAAAAATTACATCTCAATTTGACCATGATCCGTTATTAAAATTAAAATCTAGAGAAGTAGACTTGCGAGCAATGGAAAATGAGCGTAAAAAACAAGAAATGGAATCTAGAGTAAACATTGATAAGGCTAAATTAGTACAAAATAGAGATATTACTGAGGATAAACTTGATCAAAATGAGGAATTAGCTGAATTAAGAGCCGATACTTCACTAGAAAAACAAGAAATGGCAAATTTGAACCGATTACAGATTGCAAGAATGAAACCACGAGGAACATAATGCCATTATTAAAAAAAGGTCAAAAAATCATGAAAAAAATGAAAAAAACTTATGGTAAGAAAAAAGCACAACGAGTTTTCTATGCCTCTCGTAATAAAGGTGTTATAAAAGGGGTGGATTAATAAAAAGGAGGAAAATATGGCTTGGAATTATAAAAAATCTAAAAATGTGGAGATTTCCGAACAAAAAAAGGAAATTGATCCAAGATCCAAGACTAGTTGGAGAGGAAAAACCTACATAGCATCTGGAGATAAAAATCCTGCTAAAGTAGCAAAAGCTCGAAAACAAACTGTAACTTGGTTCTAATATGTGGTTTGGATTAGCAAGACTGGCTCTGAAAACAGGGAGCCATATCTATCAAAATAGACAAAAAACAAAAGCCGCGATGTCGGATGCAGCATTAATGCATGCAGAACGCATGGCGCGAGGCGAGGAATCTTACCAGGGCAAGCTTTTAGAAGCCCGACAAAATGATCTAAAGGACGAAATCGTTCTTATCATTATTTCGGCGCCCATCATCGTGCTTGCGTGGGGAGTCTTCAGTGACGATCCGGCAATGATGCAGAAGATTGAACTCTTCTTTCATCATTTTGGATCTTTGCCCTTGTGGTTTCAAACTTTATGGATTACAGTCGTAGCCAGCATTTTTGGCATCAAGGGAACACAGGTGTTCCGT